ATGGAAACAGAAAAAGGCAAACGCGGCCTTTTCTTCATTTTCAGAGTAACTCCCGCCAGTTGCGAGCAAAAAAGCCGCTACGCTTTAGTTATACGTGCTAATTCAAGAGAAGAGACCATGGACAACAACAAAATTGATCAACACAGCGACGAAATTGAAGTTGAGAGCGAAGAAAAAGAGCGCGGCAAAAAAATAGAAATAGATGAAGACCGACTCCCCTCCCGGGCGATGGCAATTCATGAGCATATCCGCCAGGATGGTGAAAAAGAGCTGGAACGCGACGCAATGGCGCTACTGTGGTCAGCCATTGCGGCGGGGCTGTCGATGGGCGCTTCGCTACTGGCAAAAGGGATATTTCATGTCGAACTGGAAGGCGTGCCGGGCAGCTTCTTGCTGGAGAATCTCGGTTATACCTTTGGTTTTATTATCGTCATTATGGCCCGCCAGCAATTATTTACCGAAAACACCGTGACTGCGGTACTACCCGTCATGCAAAAACCGACAATGAGCAACGTTGGCTTACTTATGCGGTTATGGGGCGTCGTGCTGCTGGGTAATATTCTCGGGACAGGTATTGCGGCGTGGGCATTTGAATATATGCCAATCTTCAATGAAGAAACTCGCGATGCATTTGTCAAAATCGGCATGGATGTGATGAAGAACACCCCCAGCGAGATGTTTGCCAACGCGATCATTTCCGGCTGGCTGATCGCCACTATGGTATGGATGTTTCCTGCAGCGGGTGCGGCAAAGATTGTGGTGATTATATTGATGACCTGGCTTATTGCCCTGGGTGACACCACTCACATCGTTGTCGGTTCTGTTGAAATCCTCTATCTGGTGTTTAACGGTACGCTGCACTGGAGCGATTTCATCTGGCCCTTCGCACTACCTACTTTAGCGGGGAACATCTGCGGCGGCACCTTTATCTTCGCGTTAATGAGTCATGCACAGATCCGTAACGACATGAGCAACAAGCGCAAAGCAGAAGCACGCCAAAAAGCAGAACGTGCGGAAAACATTAAGAAAAATGATAAAAACCCGGCATAAATGGCGAGGGTTTAAGCAATCGAGCGGCAGCGTACTTACCCCGCAGTCCATTAGCGGGTATACTCATGCCGCATTGTCCTCTTAGTTAAATGGATATAACGAGCCCCTCCTAAGGGCTAATTGCAGGTTCGATTCCTGCAGGGGACACTTGTTTCGAGTTCGCCGCAATCCGTAATAGTCCGCCGAATCCCGCCAGTATCAAGCCTTTCATGACATCCCTGTTCGCAGTAGTTCGCCTCAGACCGTTGACAACCGCGCCTTTTGGCGGGTAAAAAACGAGTAAAACAACTTTACCCACCGGAATTTTACCCATGCTCACTGTTAAGCAGATAGAGGCCGCCAAGCCTAAAGACAAACCCTACCGAATGCTCGACAGAAATGGCCTGTACCTGTACGTTCCGGTGTCTGGCAAAAAGGTGTGGCAATTGCGCTATAAGCTCGACGGCAAAGAGAAGGTGCTGACAGTGGGTAAATACCCTCTCATGTCATTGCAGGAAGCTAGGGATAAAGCGTGGACCGCAAGGAAGGATGTTTCTGTCGGGGTCGATCCGGTTAAGGCCAAAAAGTTGTCTGTGAAGGACAATTCATTTTCAGCTATTTATCATGAATGGTACGACCACAAGCGGCAGGTTTGGTCAGAAGGATATGCGGATGAACTTTCTCGCATGTTCCGTGACGATATTCTGCCAATGATCGGATATCTGGAAATACAGGACATTGAGCCGATGCAGATACTGGAGGTGATCCGGAGGTTTGAAGAACGTGGGGCAATGGAGAGGGCAAATAAAGCCAGAAGAAGATGTGGCGAGGTTTTCAGGTATGCGATCGTTACAGGAAGGGCCAAATATAATCCGGCTCCTGACCTTGCTGATGCCATGAAGGGATATAGAAAGAAAAACTACCCTTTCCTTCCTGCAGATCAGATACCAGCATTCAATAACGCGCTATCTGGCTTTTCCGGGAGTATTATTTCGAAAATTGCCACACAGGTTTTGCAATATACAGCGCTGCGTACAAAAGAACTCCGTTCTATGCAATGGGAAAACGTCGACTTTGAAAACAGGATGATAACCATCGACGAAGAGGTAATGAAAGGGCGCCGTGTTCATGTAGTTCCGATGTCAGATCAGGTAATAAATCTTCTGAATACTCTCAAACCGATCACAAGCCCTGTTTCCTCTTTTGTGTTCGCCGGGCGGAATGATAAGAAAAAGCCCATCAGCGAGAATGCCGTATTATTAGTTATCCGACAGATTGGCTATGAGGGGCTGGCGAGCGGGCATGGATTCCGCCACCAGTTCAGCACAATAATGAATGAGCATGGCTGGCCAGCGGACGCGATTGAAAAACAACTCGCGCACACCGCCAGCGGGTCAATACGCGGAATTTACAACCATGCTCAGTATCTGGATAAACGCAGAGAGATGATGCAGTGGTGGGCTGATTACATCGATGGTCGTGCAGGCCAGTAAGCCATTACGCAAACTCTTCCAGGGTCAGGTTCCATCTGCGCCATCTCCTGAGATGCCAAAATCTGCGAGCAGCTATCCAGAAATGAACACTGGCCGTTTACTCAATCCGCAAGGTATCGCACCATAACTGCGGACATACTTGTTGTAGTTACGGTGCGCACCACTCTTTCATTGTTAAACCGCCAGGCTATCGCTTCGCACATCACAAATGATGTGCGTCACAACGCCGGCGACAGTGACATCGTCCAGAGCCTCACCTTCAATCGCTTCACCGTCATCGGTGATCAGCGCAGCACCCATCCATTTTGCGAACTGGCTACGACCGTCATACAGCGCCAGCACCATATCACCATCGCCTGGTTGCAGTGACCGATCAATAACCGCATAGCCGATGTTCGTCTCTATCACCTGGCAGTTTGCATCCACCCGGCACAGTATTTCAGGCGTAATAGTCCGGTCGGCATAGTCTGCCGCAGGAGAAGGAAATCCCATCAGCGAACCCTCCCCATGTTGCGCTGTATCCAGTACCGGTTTTCACTGACGTCAGTTGTTCTGTCTGCAAAGTCTGGCTGATAGCGCTCTATCCAGCCGTTCGCATCCTTCTGGCTGAAGTGCCAGTTACGCTGGCTGAGTTCGCGGATAAAGTCGTCCGTGCGCAGGCACTGAAACCCTTTAGGGTTAAGTTGGACTGCGGCCACAAAGGCGGCGTTAATGTCTGGTTTACGCGGCATGATTTGCACCCTTAATAACTGTATATGCATACAGTATAATATTAATAAATCGATCTGTGCAATCAACCGCAGCGGGGCAGGCTTCGTTTCGTTTGGGCGCTTTTCAGTGACGAAATTGCCTCGCCGTGTACAGCAAGGCATTATCTATATGATTATGAAATGGAATGTTGAATAATTCTCCGTAGCTTATTTATCGCCCTCCGCGGGAGCGATACGACAGGAGGTGATTCTATAGCTGTCTCCGGAACGGGTATTTCTTCTTCTGTTTTCGCTTCCGCTTCAGCTCCTGGGTGCTTTCTGTCCAGGTGAAACATCAGACAGCAACTGTCAGGAAGATATTTATCGATCAGCTTTCTTGTGTATTCATTTTCTGTATAAGGAACCCAGGGAGGGTTAATTGACTTAAGCAACGCAGAATCTTTTTCTTCATCACCTGTCAGATACTGATATATATTTTCATTTTGAGGCGTAGCCCAAGGGTGTCCTTCTATATTGCCTTCTATTAAATCATCAACACAAACCTCATCAATTTCTTCATGCAGCACATACATTCTATATGCCATGTATGAGATCCATTCGAAGGATGCGCCTCTAAATCTGCATGCGGCATGTACAAATCTATTTGTGAAAATATCACCATCTTCTGTAAGATGGTTTATAAAACCATTAAATTTATCTTTATTATAGATGCACAGATTTTCATACCAGCCATAAGATCTGGAAAAATGATTTCTCATGTCAAACGACGATATAACACTACGGATAGAGTCGTTTTGTATTTTAGTCATTATTTCATGATTGTATGCCGCAAGGCTATATCTGTAGCATTCGTTTGAAACGTGCTTACTCAGGGACTGCAAGAGATTTGACTGTCTGAAAAGTAATATTTCACTATCCAAAACAACAACATCATCAAAACCAAAAGAAAATACTTTATCCACACCTGACAGTTTTTTGAGATTAATTATCCCACACCTTCCATCACGAAAGAAAATGGTAGCATCTGAATCATATTTTGCATTTTTTAGATTATTATTATATTCAGTCACCGCTTCTTCCACATCAAAGCAATGAACTCGTTTTTTTAATCTATCAGACAAAGAATCAATTAAAAGCGCCAGCTCTGAAGATTCATCCTTAGAGCTGGCCGCAAAATAAATATCAGGAATACCATCAAAAGTACAATTTTCCTCAACGCTTTTAAGAAAGCGGGCATTAAGGGGTATATGTTTGCTGTATGTGGGAATTAAAATCGCTATGCTCATTTGCTATGTGCCATTCAATTGACATTTAGCATACGATACTACACAGCAAATGATGCATACAAGGAATTATGGTGGCGGAAGTGTTCCTGTATAGTCTGGCAGTGTGATTCTTATCGCAATCGGCATTCTGTAATAAAACTCATAATACAGATCGCTGGAGAAGTCCACGAGAACCATTGTCTCATCCTCCTGCGGACCCTGTGCCATATAGATGATTTTTCCATCATCATCAAGTTTTGCGTAATAATCTGTCATCAGAATTCATACCCCATTAACACAAGGTTATATGAAACACTGGCGAGTTGAGCTTGCCAGTATATTTGTCGGGTATTACCAAAAACAGGGCATTTAACATAGCTGGTTGTACTTACCGTTCCTCCTGTTCCTGAAGCGCCTACTGTAACTCGTCTTGATCCGATTAGTGCGCTTGATGGTGAAATGACAAACACACCCGTCGTATCTACTGATATCAGGCTGGCAGTAGCTGTCATCTCGATGATGTTTGTATTTAATGGTATCGATGTGATTGTTAATGCTGCAAGTGCCCCTGGAGCACCATTACCTGTCAGTATCGTTGAATCGAGAATTGATACACTTCTGCCAGCCAAAACACACTGAGCAAACTGAGAGCTGCTTGTTGGTAAAACGCCTACAAGCGCAGATGCGGTGTAACCAGATGGCATATTTGCACCGCCATAAACCTCCGGCACAACAGCAGAAGATGCGTTGACAGCCAGAAGCGCGGCAGTGCTCGTCGTTGGGTTGTAAATAACGTAGAGGCCTACGAACCCGTTTGCCGGAACGGTGCCGGTATCCATGCCCCCTGCGCCAGTAGTCGCGATGTTAACCGACAGGTTAAGGTTTGCCAGGCGATACTGTGCGCCTCCTAAAGCTGTTTCAACAATCAACTCATCAGCGTTGAATGTTGCAGTGGCCGAAGCAGATGCGATATTCATGCGCGCGTTGCGTGATGTGCCCACCACAGACACGCCGTTTGCCGCTTCTTTCAAACCAAGGTTTTCGAGAGCCGTTTTCACCGTGCCATCCGATTTGATATCACCAAACGGATTCTTGCGGCTTAACAGCAGCGCACGAAGCGCGGTAAGCAGCTGGTCGTGCCGCCCCTTCTCCAGGCTGGCACCGGATGCCTCCACAACGCTGCAAAGCTCCTCCTGCAACATGTCAAAGTAGTCATCATCCAGATCGGTGGCAGGTGTGCCGGTCTTGGGGTTACCACGGGTAAAACCGTTCTTACCCGCGCCGAACTTATCCTTCTGCGCGGTTTTCGTGTCTATACGATGCATGGATTACTCCGGATATTTAAAAATTACGTAGGTATGCGAAGGGCAGAGTTTGTTAAGCACGCACTCGACAACGGTGTCGCCCCAGATACGCAGTGCGGAATCACAGGGATCGCCACATGTCATCCAGGTGGTGTTGGTGGCGGCTGGCATGTTGACCTGCCAGTAATACCGCCATTCCGGCGCATTCACTGCGTCAGTACAGGCCGATGAGCAGGTGAACGTGCTTTTATCGTATCGCGTGATAGTGGCGTCTGGTCTGCCCAGGGCAGCAAGCTGTGCAAGATAAAAATCCTCATTGATGCCGCCCGCCAGATTAACCTTCGCATCCAGCCGTTGCTGACGCTGGCGAAGGGTCTGTGTCCCTGCGGGAATACATTCATCCGGCAGACCGCACAGACGCTCCCAGCGGTTTATCAGTTCAGTGGTGGTGCGCGGATCCAGCTCCCGCATCAGGGCATCCGCACGCTGATGAACGCGGGTTAATGACGGTGCCGCACCGGCAATCGCCGGATCGCTGACTGACCACGCCGGACCGGGCGGCAACAGTGCCGACAACAGACGGATATAATCATCGTTTGTCACGTCCATGAAATCGTCCCCAGAACCGCCAGCTCATTTTTTGCAATGGAGATATTGTCCGCCGGGGCAAGCAACTGATGGCTGTATTCCCCGTTCGCACCGGAAATCGCTTCACTGATACGTGACACCTTCAGTTCTCCCTGCGGATAACCATCACGCAGCAGGAACGAACGCAACTCGGCGGTGATGGCAGCCCGTATTTCCGGTGTGTCCGGCGTCACGCGGATATGAAAATCCACTTTATGCGCCACCGGCCTGAATACATACAAATCAGAGCCTGCCACCGGGGCCAGTGGCTCGATATGTTGTCTTGCCGCCGTTTCCGTTGACTCTTCCGGAATGGGATTAATCAGGTCACTGCTGGCAATCATCACACCGACAGTCCCCGTTCCCATCCAGTGTCGGTATGTCCATGCGCGGGTAATGCCGGGCACTTCTTTAGCCCAGACGACATAGTCCCCGTCAGCCCCGCCCTGAGGCGTCCAGTAATACCGCTCAATGACGCGGGCGCGCCACGTTTCCAGCTCTTCAGTATCAAATCCGCCTGTCAGGGTGTCAGCCACACCGGAAGACGGCAGACCATTCACCGGCGTGACCAGGATTAATGCCGTACCGTCGTCAGCGTTACCGACCGCGCCTGTAGTTGAGCAAGTGATCGGCACACGCAGGACACCACCAGTGCTGGTTGCATCGGCAGTTGCCGTGTACTGAACCAGGTCATCGCGCTGAATAACACTCCCGGCGGTCACCTTCAGGCCATCGCTGACACCTTCCCAGCGCATATACCCGCTGGCAGCCGTGGCCCCCTTGCGCGGACACCGTTTCATCGCAGCATGTCGCGCCAGCCAGGACTCATCGCACAGATCAGGCAGCATGTTCATTGCCAGATAATCGATGTAACCGTAAACCGTATGCAGCGCCGCCGCATACACCTTTGCCCGCACGTCTTCATCCATGCGCCGGAGCGTGTCGCTGACGTCCAGCCTGGCGAATAAATCGTTACGGAGCATACTGATATTTTCTGCCAGCGTCGGGCGCTGAAATTCACTGTCCGCCATGCGTTATCGCACTCCACAGATCATCAAAAGAAATCATTACCGGTCCGTCACGACGCCAGAGGGTGATACTGTTACCCAGCTCATTAATCCCGGTGCGGCGGATATCCAGATCAATACGGGACACCACGCCGTCATCAATCATCCATTGCAGGCATTCGCGGATATACCCCCTTACCGTCTGCACCAGCTGATTGGTCAGTTTGCTGCGCTGAAGCAGCCACAGTCGGGAGCCGTAACGGTCATTCTGTACCGCAGGCCAGGTATCCCCCCACCATCCCATCGGGACGTCGGCGTTGTCATCAGGCTCCGCCCGCCGCCAGGTAAACAGGGAAATCACCACGGCGCGGGTCAGCGGATCCAGCGGTGCGCTGGCGCAGGTGCGTTTACCGTTCACCGTCAGCCACAGTTCCATCATGCCTCCATCGCTTTATCAGGTTTGTCGGTGTTACTGCCCTGACCGTTCTCTCTGTGACGATGCCCGTTATAGGCAAGCCGCATCGCTGACATGGTGGTGCCGCCGGAGTCGCACAGGTCTTTCACCTGTCCGGTCACTTCCAGGTCCATTTCAAAACGTGCCTTAGGCGCATTGCGAAACGTGATCGTTTTACCTGCACCGTCCACCACGATCCCCTCCCGGGTCAGCGTCACGGACTGCCCCTGATCGTCATAGACAGCCACCTCACCCGTCTGCAGCCCTTTCAGGCGGTAGCGCCGGTCCGACACCGTAACAACCACCGCATGAGAACGGTCGCCATCCGGAAACAACACCACCGCTTCCGCACCGCTGTTTGCCCTTGCGGTAAAACCGTAGGGTTCAAGATGTTCAACCCCGGCTTTGGGTTCACCGGCAATCAGGGACACATCCACGGTCTGACATTTCGTGGCGGCACTGATGCTTTTCACCACTGCCCGCCCAATCAGGCCGAGGAGTTGTCGCTGCATGGCTTCAATCGTCCTCATCAGAACGGGTCCTCCTGTACTCTGGCTTTTTTCTTTTTCCGCGCGCCGGGGGCTTCGGGTTCAGGCAGATAAGCATCAGGTGGGCCGACACGGATTTCCGTCAGGGTGCCGTTCTGGTCCTGAGTAAACGTGACTTCCGAAACAAGCAGTTCGGTATTGTCGAAACCACAGACCGGATCAAAGACAATCACCCGCTGGTTGGGCTGCCACAGCGTACCGTTACCCTGTCGCCAGCCCTGCACCACATAGGTGGTTTCATCCGTCCGCGCCGCCCGTTGCCTGGCTTCAAAGTCAGCACGCGCAATACAGCCTGCCCCCGTAGCCTGCCCTGTCTGCCTGATATACATCGGACGGTAACGGGCAATAAATGCGTCCTCTGTGCGGGCCCGCAGCGCGGTGGTGGTGGCCTCACCGAAATCATCGTCGTTTCCGGCACGCTGCCCCGCCACCTGGTAAACAGAAAACCGCTCCCGGATACTCTTCTCCGTATCACAGGAAAGGATGTTTTCCCCAAGTACCAGCGCGGTATGTGCCCGCGTTGAGCCAATACCGCCAATCACCAGCCTGCCGTGCGGGTCGTCGTAAGCCAGCGCCTGCTGCTGACCGAGTATTTTGTTGATTACCTCAATCACCGTTTCACCGTGATCAGGCTGAACATCAGGAATAACACCCGACGGCGCACCGCTGTTCACCACCTCAATGCCGAAAGGCGCAGCAAGCGCCTGCGCAATCTGCACCAGCGAGCGTCCGTTAAACTGTGTCGGTTCGGCTGCACAGTCAATCAGGTCAGCCGTCAGACTACGTCCGGCAATACCGGTGCTGACCGAACGGGCATCGTAACGAACGGGAGTCGCCTCCACCCAGCCGGTGATCACCAGCTCATCACCAATCAGCACTTCCACTTTTGAACCGTTTTTAATGCGCGGCTGAAGCGTGGTGATACCCTCATCTCCCGGCCACTGGCGAGTGATCTCCACACTGAAATCCCGCGCCAGCCGTTCAATACCGGCACCGATGCGCACCGATGTCCAGCCATTCCACTCCCGGCCATTTACCCGTAGCGTGACATTGTCGTTCATTGCACTGGCACCTTCAGAGGGATCACCGGCACAAAGCCGGGATGCGTAATGGCATTACGCCGGATAATGTCCGCGTCACGCGCCGCGTTATCAAACCAGGTCGCCGCCAGCACCAGCGCGGGTAAAACCTCATCCGGTGTGCGCTGAATGATCCGTGCAGACTGTTCAAGGCGCGTGTTGATATCCGCATTCAGATCTGCTTTCACCCGGCGCAGCGCCAGAAACAGCGCATCGCTGGTTGTACGGGACAACTCCTTATCAATTGCCGTATTCAGTGTGTCGCGAATGTCAGTCAGTTCTTCCCACGTCGGCAGGTCAACCGTGTTTTTCACCGCCGGTGCATTGTTCAGTGCCGGATGCGTGACGGAAGGCCAGCCAGTGCTCTGCGCGGGTGTTGTTGCCTGCCCCACTGTGGCATTCTGCATCACCGCGGAAGTTGTTGGCGCAGGCAATCGGGTGACGGCATACGCCGCTTCGCTGATTGCGGTCGTACGAAGGGTGCTGGCAACCACGTTACGCTGCTGCGTCGCCGTGGCGGTAGTTTTACTGTCCGTTTTCCAGACGCCGCGCGGTTGCAGATCGCTGCCGAGGCTGACACCGGAAAGCGTTTTGATCATGGTGACCAGGTCGCTGGCGTTACCATAAAGGCGCTTCCCGGTACGCCACATTTTCTGCACCTGCTCAACGAAATTTTTGCCTGACGATGGCGGCGGCAGAAGTACCGAGATATCCCCCTGCAACAGCCTGGCGGCATCCGATACGGCAGAATCCACCACTTTCATCGCATCAGAAACATACCCCAGCATTATGCTGGCATTACCGATAACGTCGTTCTGCACGAAATCCGCCACGCCATCGATACTGAAACCCCTGAAGCTATCACTGATGCAGTCATCCAGTGCAGAACAGGATGACATCAGCGTCTGCGCCGTCGCCGCACCTGAAGTGGGGTAAGAGAGTTCTCCCGCTTCGACAAACTTCAGGTCAAAGCGGACAATACGCCCTTCACTCTTCGATGTGCTGACCCGAACCTCTCCGTCAACACAGACTTTCAGCTCACCGTAAGTCGGATGGACAAGCGTGCCGGGACCGGGTTTATTCAGCGCGTCAATCAGGCGATCGCGCTGGTCAAAGCAGTCATCTCCCACCACATAAGCCGTGATGGACGGGCGGAAAGTGATTTTCCCCAGGTCTTCAGTATAGGGTTTGTCGCGGTTCGGGTATTCGTGCGTTTCCACACGACGACCGGTTCCCGCACTTTCTTCTTCAACCTTAAATGGCACGCCGCGAAACGACGCTTCAACCAGTCTGTCTTTCCACGCCATATAAACTCCGGGCAATAATGAGTCTAAATTCTTCTATGGTCATATCATGAGTAAATGCTATAAATTATACGGCTCACTAATTTGAGTTAGTGAACTGTGGAAAATATTCAATTAACAGGTGATAACATGAAGAAATTATTAAAATGGATTTTTTATATTTTTGTTGGGTTTATGGTTTTGGGATATTTCGCAAGTAAAAATGAACCGTCTTCATCAACAACTTCTTCAGGTAGCACGAATGCTCAGGAAACCGCACCACAAAGAGAAGTATTCAGCACCACTGCACGCCAGCTATTTAAGGCCTATGATGAAAATGAAGTAGCAACCGACGAGAAAATGAAAGGAAAATTAATTTCCGTCAAGGGCGTTGTTCAGTCGATAGATAAAGACTTTACTGATTCAATTATTATTAGTTTCCGAACGGATAATGAATTTATGCCAGCACGTATGGAAATGGAAGATTCCGAGAAGTCTGCTGCAATCGCGCTAAAAAAAGGACAGCAAGTCACTGTCATTTGCGAAAGAATGTCTCGCATTGTAGGCGCACCATCTGGTCGGGATTGCGTATTTACGCATTAATTACCAGGGAGGGTAATTACCCTCCCATTCCAGTTCTTCCAATTCTTGTATACCCAACATCGTGAATTACATCAATTCCGGATGAACGAGTGTCGGTAACACTCATTCCTTGTGGGGCACCTTTGAACTCAACGGTGATGGTTCCTTTCGGTTGAGTCGCCGTTCCCTGTTTGATCTGATAAGGGTTATATCCTGAACTGGCCACGCCTGTACCATACGCACCGTAACCGCCAGCCCCCCACTGCGCAGCGTTTGCGGCAGCAACCGTATCGCTGGCACCATCAGAGAACCACTCAATGATGGGCCTCAGCTTTTCCCACATGTCCTGGAACCATTTCACGATTGGGCCCCAGTTATTGATCACCATCCCCAGCGGCGACCAGGCAAAAACTTTCTTAAGGAGTTCCCAGCCAGCCTCAAAATAAGGACCAATGGTTTCCCAGAGTTTCTTAAAATAAGGTCCGACAACATCCCAGTTAGTGATAATTAATCCCGCAGCCAGGGCAATCGCCGTCGCAATCATGCCAATCGGCGTCATCGACATGATCCTGCTGACAATACTGATGGCACTGCCCACGCCCATCAATCCCAGCTTCAGAATCGCAAGACCGGCAGCAAGCCCGACGACGCCGCGAATAACCCGGGGATTTTCATCCGCAAACTTCGTGAATTTCTCCCCCAACTCCCCCAGCCATTGCGTGATATTTTTGGCGTCACCAGAAAATGCGCCGCCAATAGCCGCAAGGCCGTTAGTTGCGGTCCCCGTCATTGCCTCCCACAGGTTGGACAGCGTACCAAGCTGGGCCTGAACACGTTTATTCAGGCTGGCCTGTTTATTCATCTTCTGCTGGATCTGATCGTAGCCATCCTTTCCTTTATCGATTAGTGCATTGACCACCTGAAGGGTTTCGGCATCATCACCAAATATTGCCTTAAGTACACCTGTTCGCTTAACGTCGGTCAGTTTTCGCAGCTTTGCCAGTTGCCTGAACATGTTATCAAGACCGCCAAAACTTCCTTTGCCGTCAGTAAAATCGAGCTGTACCCCGAGTTTCTGGCGGGCCATGATTTTATTGACGTCCCTGATTTTCTTAACGCTTAATCCGGACTGGATAACTTTTCGCAGGGCATTACCTGCCGACTCCCCGTTCATCCCCATCTGATCCATCATGACGCTGATGGGGGCAAGGCTCTGTGCAGCCTGAAGACCGTCCTTGTTCACCATCTTCAGAACAGAACTGGTTTTAGTGAAGAAGGACAACATGTTGGTATCGTCAACGCCCAGATAAAACGCCTTCTGGATAGTGTCGAACAGCCCCATCATGTCTTCTGACGCCGTTCCGGTAGCATCCTGCATCTTTGCAGCAAACTCAGCAGCCGCTTCCGGTGTTTTTTTCAGTTGTACCGCAAGATAAGCTGTCGCTTTACCCACACCGCCAAGAATGTTTTCTGCCGGGATCCCCTGACGCACCAGCATCTGCATCATGTTCTGGAAATCAGCCGTTGTACCGGGTAGCTGGTTACCCAGGCCAATAGCCAGTTTATTGATGTCCTGAAAGCTCTTTCCAACCTCGCCATTCGCATCCATCATGGCGACTTTCAGCCCGGTGGCGGCGTTTTCCTGATCGGCATAAGATTTCAGGGAAAGCGTCAGACCCGCTGCCAGTCCGCCACCAAGCGCCAGCCCACCCTTTGACGCTTCTTCCGCCTGGCGTTTAAATCCCCGGATTTTCTTTTGCATTTTCGACAGCGCGGGAGAAAGCCTGTCGACACCGGTGATCAACGCCTTAAGCTCAAATTCAGCCATGTGTGCGTTTCTCCTGCTCTATCCTGTTTGCCTGACTGACCAGCAAGGGAATTTCACTGATCGGCATATTCAGCAATTCGAAGGGATTAATGCGCCAGTAACTGGCGCAGTCAAAGAAGCGATCAGTGAGGTATTCAGCCGTCAGGCCTGGAGGAAAAAACCGGCCACAAGCCACGCCGCTGCATTCAGGTCTGCCGGAGACATCTGGTCGACAGAGCTTTGCGGCACTTTCGCCAGCCGCACGATGTATTTCGATACCACATGCGCCAGAAGTCTGACGGACTCATCCTGATTCATCTGGTAGGGATATCCCAGCTCGCGGACATCTTTCCCGGTGGGCTCATCAAACTCCAGTACGGAGAGTGTCTCGCCATGAGCGGTAATCGGTTTCTTTAACTCAAGCTCTTTCATTACTGGTAATCCCCTTCTTCACCGTGGAACTCAAGATCGACCGTGCCTTCTTCGGCATTATGGTTCGCTTCGCCGTGCAGCCAGGCAGACGACAGTACATAGACCTGACCGTTCGCCAGCTCGGCAGTGATGGTCATCTCATCAGACGAGGTGATTTTGCTCACCGGAAAATTCTTCGGCACCTTGAAGGTCCCTTTGACATAAGGTGCACGGTGAGTTTCCTTGCGGTCCACTGAACCGTCCAGGCCGATGATGTCATCGTTAACCGTTTTGTTCATGGGCACCTCAATGCCGCCGGTCAGCGATAGCTGCTGACCGTCAATTTTGAAATAACAGGTTCCCCCGATACGGGCCATTATGCAGACTCCTCTGAATACTGAAGACGGAACTGGTTAACCACGGCAAAGACACGCAACTGGTTAACATAGTCAGGCGGGAACAGCGTGTTCAGGCGGTTCGGATCGCTGGCATCACGCTCCACAACCAGGTACTGCTTAAACAGTTCGTAGTTTTCCACAATCCCCGCACGCTCGAGCTGACGGTAGGTTGCCAGCAGTTCCCCTTTGATCACCGCCGGGGTGACAATCGCCTGACCGGGACCAAAGCGGGTACCGTCACTGGCAAGCTTGTGACGCCCGTACTTACTGGTAATGACGGATTTCAGTTTGCGCAGTACATACGCGCTGGTATGCAGTGTCTCACTGTCGAGGTAGCTGTTATCCGCAACCCCGTAAGCGTTTTTCCTGTACGTGGTGACATCACGCTGAGTGCGCAGTACCCCACTTTCGACATACGCCGTTGCCACGCCATGAGACAGCAGGGTCTGTTGTTCGGTCATCGTGAACCGTTTCCCCTTCGGCGCAGGCAGCATACCCACCAGCTCACCGGTCTGCGTGGGACGTGCCGGATCGTTGCGAATAAACACCGCTGCGCGGGCGGTACGGCTTGCCGCCAGCTCGTCAGCAGGCGTCTGGGTCTCTTTTTCGTACCCCGCCAGGGTAATGTGCTGCTGGTTAAACTGGTCACCTGCGGTCACCAGTTCTGACAGCGTGCCGATCTTTGCCGTATACACATGACCATACAGCTGACGCGCATAGCTCCAGCGACCGCTGGTATCGTTCATCTCGGTCACCAGCGTGTTAACGGAGGCCGTGTCGTTGAATGGCAGGCCGATATAATCAAACGGCTCATCCGCCATTGCAGCCACCGCGCCGGTGAGAACAGGAGAGCCCGTTCCGGCGGTCCCCGTCGCCACGGCAATCTGTACGCCCGCTGGCAGCACTTCACCCCCACCAAAGCCGTAGTAATTGAGGCTGACAGGAATTTCATTCCCGCAAAGCCCCTTATGACGCGCGGTCAGTGTGACCACGCCAGCCGAAGATGAAGCTGTAAACGGCAGAGTCGGAACGGCATTGATGGCATCTTTGATACTGCTGGCAATCGTCGTGACGTTATCGCCGTTGGTCACCGGAGCCTGCACGCGGGTACGTCCCACATAGACATTCACCGTGCCGCTTTCGGTTGCTTCCCCGGTCACCGTCAGCGTAACCGTTGCCGCCGCGCCTGTGGCTTCCGGAACGGCAATCACATACAGCTCACCAAACGGGTCGGTCTGGCGATAAGCCTCAACCATACGCGCCAGCTGACTTCCCGCACCACAAATCTGGCGTGCATAGTCTGCCGACGGCATCAGCACCAGACTGTTGGCAACAATCTCTGCACCGTTATTGGCATGACCAATCAGCAGCGATGCTCCGCTGTCCTGTGCAGTATTCGCCGCCTGGTTATCCATTTCCGCATAAAACAGCGGAACCAGCGTATTCGACGGAATGGTGTTAAAGCTTATCGTCATTGGTGTTCACCTTTTTATTCACGCGCCGGATATCACCCGCTGCTTCACGGCGCAGCCAGTAGTTGTTCTCATCAACATTTCGCCCTTCGGCGGGCAAAAGGTCGCCGCGGGCAGGGTCAGGAACTGACCGCCCTTTAACAGGTTTCACAAACATGAAGATTCTCAGGAAGGAAGGGTTATTTCGGTGTGATGTTCGATATCGCCGTCAGGCCCGTTACCGGGATCGAGATAATCAACATCAATCGCCAGCGTTCGCAGTTCATCCAGACTGTTCAGGTCATCCTGCTGGCGGGTATCGTCTTCGGTCAGCTCGCTGATGACCGAAAAATCGAACTGATAAATCAGCTCATGACGATTCAGATCCAGCAGCGTGCCGCCGTCATAGGTAATCGGGTTACCGCACGCTTCCGGGTTCCAGCCCAGCAGGGCCTTAAAGAGCATCTGCCGGACATCGTCCACCACATCATACGAAGCAAACTGACCGCGCTCATCACGCCCGTTACTCAGTATGACAACCACGGAGAAACCCTCTTTCAGCTCCTGCCAGTAGTCGGTCTGGCTTTTGTTTTCTCCCGGAGAATCATCACCCGGTACAACATATGCCGCCGGGAGTTTCAGCTTTCCGACCTCCGGCAGATTTTTGAACTGTGCCGCGCCTGCCACCCGGTTTTCAAAATACGGGCAGCGGGCACGCAGCGCAGCAATAACAGGCGTCAGTTTCATCTGTGTCGTCGCTCCGGCTTCAGTGATTTACGTAATTCCCGCGCCAGAAAATAGCGTGTCCAGCTGCGGTTCTTTTCAAGAGTTTCCACCATAAAGTTATTACGTGGAGCCAGCCGCCAGCCGCTGCCACCGGATGCACCACGATGATGACTACGACGACGTTTTGCTCCTCCCCGGACACCAAAAAACAGAAATGCCGGATAGAAGTCACCAGAGATCATCCGGTTCCCCTTCCCGTTGCGCTGGTTAGGGGCAATGCGTGTCATAAAACCGGCTCGCTTTTTACTGGCTCTCGGCACCATATAACCAATCGAACGAGCCAGGCGTCCGGTCTGATAACCGGGGTTTTCACCTGGTACCGACCGCGCACGGCGCATCACCAGCCGACGGGCATCACGCATATGACGTTGCCCAATCGTGACAAACGCCCGCCGGACACGGGCGCGGTTAAAGCGCATCTCGGCGGGCTGCTGAACATCAACGTGAAAAAAGGGAGTCGCCATTGCTGCCTCCGTGACTCTGCCTACATTCGCCCAGCTCCGTACACTCCAGCAGCAGAAAGCGCCGCGCCCCGTTCAGATCACGCTGACGTTTCACCCGGTACACACTGTCATCACAGACCACCTCATAATCAGCAGTGATCCCCCGGCGGTAACGAATGGTGATGTAATGGGTGATGGCGTCCCCGGTCTGCGCGGTTTCCTGCCAGGTGGTGGCACTGGTCTGGATAACCTTCGCCCATGTCCGGAACGTAACCGGGTATTGAGACTCCACGCCAAAGTTATCCGCGGGCATATCCACCCGCTGGCGGATCAGGACGCGTTTATTCAGTTCACCGGGGTCCGGCAGAATGTAGGTTGCGCTGGTCTGCGCCTGACGAATTTTCATTGCGGAAAGTACCTGTACGGGCCGACAAGCCAGCCAAAACTCTGCGGCATGTCGAGTTTCTCCACTTCCGTAACCGACGAGCGGTTTTCGTAAAAATGGCTGATAAGCATCAGCATCCCCAGACGAATATCATCCGGCAGGTGCAGTCCGTCCGGGTCGCTGTCCGGAATGGTTTCATCCGGAGCATAGAGCTTCCGGTTCAGATACGTTTCCGTCCGCTTTTGCGCCGCACAGGCCAGCAGTTGCAGATGGCGGTCATCAGCATCGAAATCCTCATCCAGCCGGAGTTGGGCTTTAATCTCTTCCATTGTCAGAAGCATACTCAGCCCTCTTTACAGGTCGTGGCTTTTTTCTCTTTTGCCGCTTTACTGCTTTTTGCACTGATTCCGCGCTCTGCTAACCCGGCCTGAAGTGCAATCTCCTGCACACGGGCAGGAAGCGCCCCGTCGTCATACTCACCGGCCCGAATGACCTCAACACGCATACCGTCCGGTGACCATTTCAGATCTTGTTTCAGGATCATGATTCTTCACCCGTCAGAACAGGGGGCGCGGTTCCGCGCCCATGAATGATTACGCCGCTGCAATCTTCAGCAGTTTGATGGCCTGCGAATCGACCAGCATGCCGCCGGTGCGCTTGGTGGTATAAAAACCGACAAACGGTTTATTGGTGTACGGATCACGCAGAATGCGGGTACCGATACGGTCAACGATGGTGTAACCCCGCTTGAAGTTACCAAATGCAATAGCTTTCGCATCAGCGGCGATATCCGGCATCTGTTCGTTTTCAGCGATACCGTAACCCGCCAGAGAGGACGGTTGCCCCAGCTCCAGCCCCGGACGCCACAGATAGTTACCCTCGGTGTCTTTCAACAGACGGATGGCAAACAGGCTGTTGTTGTTCATCATGAACTTCGCGCCAGTGCGGTGTGCCTTACGCAGCGTGTAAATCAGTTTGATAATGGCGTCTGCGGTCACCGTCGTCGCTTCACCGGATACAATATGCTGAAGTTTACCGAACGCACGAACCTTATCGGTTTCATCGGTGGATTCATACGCCAGGAACCCTTTTGGCTTCTTGGTGCCATCACCGGTGGTAAAGGCAATTTCTTCCTGTTCAGCAAATTCGGTCGCCAGCTCGCTGTTGATCCAGGCCTCCACGTTGAAGAAGGCATCATCCAGCATTTTCTGAGTGGCCTGCGGGTTACCGTAGATTTCCCCCATGAAAGGTTCAATCAGTCCCAGTTTTGAGGTGGCAGTCTGGGAGCGCGCGTCAGTCTCGCCCACCCATCCGGAAGCCGTGCCGCCCAGATTCACCAGTTTTTTGTAGTCGGAACCGCCAACAGTGATCACCGTGGCTTCCTGACGCATCACCACTTCATCTTTCAGCAAGGTCAGAATGTTGCGATCCAGCGCTTCCGGCACGGCATAGCCGCCGTCTTCATCGGTGCCCACCTGTAATGCCTTGCGCTCCAGATCGCGCAGACCATCTTCACGGCCTTTACGCAGGAAGCCCACAAACGCTTCTTTATGCTCGGTGGTCAGTTTATTTTGCGCACCACCTGCCGGACGTTTCAGCTCAAGCAGCTCTTTTTCAAGATCGCTTTTGAGGTTTTCCAGCTCGCTGAGTTTCCCGTTCAGGGTTTCCACCTGCCCGGCAAGTTTGCCTTTTTCCTGCTCAATCGCATCCACGCGCTTGTCGTTCTTTGCCTTGAAGTCGTCAAACTTCTGCTGCAGCTCCTGCGCGACCTGTTCCACATCTTTAATATCAACCGCCATCGTATTTCTCCTGATTAGAAGTTCAGATTTTTCAGTGCATTCAGTGCAGAGCCCACATCCTCAGCGTCGCGCAGGGACAGTGCGCCATAGCCCCCGGCCATGAATGCTTTGGCCTGGGTACGGGAGAGTCCGACATCACGCAGGACTCTTTCGATTTTTTTCTGTTCAGGGATTTCCCCGCGGGCCAGCGCGTTCTTGACGTCGCTGATCCGCGCCTCGTCGTTAGACGGAAACGTCACCAGACTGACTTCCCAGAGGTCGATTTCTTTCAGCAAAAAGGCTTCTTTCGTCCGGTCGTATTCCCAGTCTTTCAGGACGTACCCAATAGAAAGGCCGGTTAACGAACCGGCCTTCATGTGTGCATGTGCGCGTTTTGCCAGGGGATCATCATCAATGAGCAATCGCCCCCTGACGTAAAGCCCGACATCGTCTTCCTTCATTTCGGTGTAAACACCGATGGGCTCATCCATGCGGTGCTGCCAGAGCAGCGCAGGTAACGCTTTTCTGTCACTCCACGCCCGCAGGGAAGCAGCAAATGCCCCGGACATCACCACATCATCGTGGCTGTCCTTTACACCAAAGACGGAGCCATACCCTTCAAACTCACCGGAGTCACTGACAGATTTCAGACTCAGCGGTACATCAAGACGTTGTTTCGTCTGCATTGGCGTTATCCTTCTGCTTACCGGCTTTACTGCCATCGGAGGGTTTCGTGGTCATGTTCATCGGTGTGAGATAGACATCCCCACCGGGACGCGGATTCATATCTTCCAGGTCGCGGCAGTCATTGGGAGAGTAAATTCCCCAGTTGATACCGGTGGCGTAGGCTTCAAAACGGGACTTCATATCCCCGCGCAGTAACGCCCCGGCGTTAAATTTGGCGTAATAAACGCCCTGCTTACTTTTTCGTACCAGTCCGGTGTTGATCCGCTGCTCAATGCGGGTCAGATACGGCACCAGTGAATAGTTGATAAATCCCAGCCCCAGCTCTTCGATATTGTTGAAGGTGGCGCGATCGGTGTTCTGCACCATGTGCAATGGCACCCGGAACAGACGACAGATTTCTTCAAGCTGAAACTTGCGGGTTTCCAGGAACTGGCTGTCCTCGGCGTTCAGCGCCATCGACTTCCAGTCCAGCCCCATCTCAAGGATCATCGGGCGGTGAGCATTGCCAAGCCCGGTGTGACGCTCCTCAAAATCTTTCTTCAGGCGCTCATAAGCCTGATCTGACAGCGTCTGCTCTGTACGCAACACACCCGACGTCACCGCGCCATTGCTGAACAGTCTGGCCCCGTGCTCTTCGGTCGCTGCCGCCAGCGATATTGCCTCGCGGGCATAGGCGATGGGATTCAGCCCCACCAGTCCGTCCATCGTCAGCGTGCGCACATGCCAGATATCCTCCTGGCTCAGTACATCCGTGGAGCCATCCGGGAATGTGACCTGATAGACCGGCTCCCAGCTACTGTTAAGCTTCGGTACCACACAGCCGGGATCGACGGGCAGCAGTTCAGCCACTTCGCCAAATGCTTTCACTTTGTAGGCGTAAAAGTTTCCCCGCAGGCACAGACAGGTGACCACCAGCTCCCAGAACTCCTGCGGCGTCATATAGCCATTGGGATGCGTGGAGATCAGCTTATGCAGACGTTCACCAGTGGCTCTCTGCTTCAGGCTGCCGTTCAGGTGATACAGGTTGCAGGGCAACATCCCGACCGACTCCGCCAGCACCCTGACACAGGAAAAAACCGCCGTCAGTCGCATGGCCCGCTGGCTGCTGATCTGCTTTCCGGTATAGGTGTCGTAGGACAACCCGATAGCATCCGCCAGCTCTGCTGGCGTGGTCACCGGTGCGTCACTTTTTCGTTGAAATAATCCCGAAAAGAACACTATTTACCTCCGCCGACAGACGACTGTGTACGGTCGAGATATCGCGCCACCAGCCACGACCAGAACAGGCACAACGCCCCGGCAACAACAAACCCCGCCGGGGGATAAATCAGCCAGGCACCATACGCCAGCAAAAGCGCCCCCAGCACGCCCACCAGAGGCGCGAGAATCAGCATGATCATAATTACCTCAGTTAAAGCGAGCGGATCCCATAGGACTCAATGTGGTCAGACAGCGTGTCTTCTTTCTCGTACAGCATGGCTCTGCCAACCGCCATAATCAGCGCAACTGCACCATCGATTTTGTTTTCCGCCTGCTCTTTGACGGGCTTCACCACATCATCGTTACCCGGAATGGTTTTGCCGACCACGTTGCCGATACACCAGGTCATGATGGGATTGCCATCATGATGAAAGCGCCCCGATTCAATTGCCGCTTCCAGCTCTTTCATCGGGTCGGACATGTTGGTGTAGTTCTGAATGATAGTGATGGGGTTCAGGTCTTCATCAGCAAGGTCATGTGACACCCCGGTCGCCCCGAGGGGGTCGATGGGTGACTCACTGACCGGGCTGATTTTGTTCGCCGCTTTGGCCTCCTCGAGGATGTAGCGATAATCCACCTCCGCACCATCGGTAACGGTCAGAACGCCCATTTCCACCCATTTCTGAAAGCGTTCGGCTGTCCGTCGATCTTCATTTTTCTCGACGCTGTACACCGTGTCATACGGTACCCAGAAACGCGGGGCCACACTGTAGTAATGCGTTTTACCGTCAATCTCGCGGGTATAAAGTCGCGCCATGCTGTTCATATCCAGCTTACGCGCCAGGTCAAAGGCCAGAATGCACGGCTGCCCCTCGAACTGCTCAAGGGTCAGTGATTTATCCTCGCAGCTCTGCCAGCTTACCAGGTTGAAATACGCCGAACGCGCCGACACCCAGATATTGAGGTGTTTTGTTTTAAAGACGTTTGCCAGACGGGCGTTATTTTTCGCACGCTGTTGCTGACTTAACAAAAACTCACGGTAAACCGACACCCCGATATTCGGGTTGGCTTTTTCCAGCACCTGTGGGTTGGTCCAGTCGTCACCTTCGTCAACGGTATAGATGATCCCGAACAGTTCATCGTTAGGCACCGAGCCGTTGAGCATCTCGATGACTTCCCGCCGCTTGTCGTAGCACGGCCCCTCAATGTTGTACCCGGCGGTGGTGATGGCCCACATCAGTGGCTGACGTCGCGCCCCCATCCCGGTAAGCATTGTGGTATAAAGCGCATCGGTGGCATGCTCGTGATATTCATCAACCACGGCACAGTGGGGTGATGAACCATCACCGGGGTTGCCGATCAGCGGTTCAAACCGCGCGCCATCCTCCGGACGGTTCATGTTTGAGGCGTTAACCTCAATCCCGAACGCTTCCGTCAGCATGGGTGTGCGTTTACACATCAGTCGCGCCGGGCGAAAGACTTCCCACGCCTGTTTCTCTGTCGTGGCACCGGAATACACTTCCGCGCCAAACTCGTTATCACAGGCAAAACAATACAGGGCAACACCGGCAGAGATTGCCGATTTGCCGTTCTTACGGGGAATTTCGGTATACACCTCCCGGAAGCGGCGCAATCGGGTGCCTTTATTGACCCAGCCAAACGCACAGCAGATCACAAATAGCTGCCACGGCTCCAGCGTGATGGGCATCCGTTTGAATGCCCACTCACCCTTGGTATGCGGCAACAGCTGAATAAATTTGGCGGCCCGTTCAGCCAGGTCCTTGTCGAAGCGGTAACGAAACGACTTACTTTTTTCCGCCATCAGGTCATCAAGATGGCGCTGGCAGGCCTGAATCACAAACTGGCAGGCCACAATCTTTCCGCGCACGACATCCCGGGCATACTGATTTGCAGCATTTACGTTGGGGTAAGATTTCCGGCTCATGATTCGATAATTTTCAGAAACGGGTTAGTGGCTTTCTTCTGCCCCGCCAGGCCAATCAGACGCTGGCGGCTGCTGGGGTCGAGTCCGAGCATTGCCCCCGTGCTGCTCATCTCGGACTCCTGTTCTTTTTTGGCGGTCAGCTCCGGATTTTTGACCCTGCCGCCCATTGCACCGGTGATGGTGTTGCCCTGTATGGCAATATTTTTCACGGCACGTCGCCAGAACTCATAGGCCACGCACCACCGCTCAAGCACCGCGAGGTCAGTCACGCACAACAGGCCCTGACCGCAGAGTTCTTTGGTTGTCAGTTGCCACATGATCGTGGCGAGAGGGAGATTTTCTTCTGCGAACCACTCCGGTGGCTCAACACCTTTGATGGGCGTAAAAACAGGTTCATCTTTATTCAGGGCTCGCTTGCCGGGGTTTCCGGCCAGCGCCTTGCGCGCCGTTGGCTTGGGGCGACGCCCGGAACGCCCCACCGTTCCAGCCATATGCGGCACTCCTGGTTAAATTTCATTTTTCGCGGGTATAAAAAAACGATGGGGCGGGCAGTCCGGAAGACGTCAGGCCGCAGGGATTTGACCCGCCCCTCCCCTCAGGCAGTTGAGAATTATTATCACTTCAACCGTTCACGGGCCGTCTTCGCCTTATGACACGGCCAGCACAGGCTCTGCAGATTACTGTCGGCATCAGAGCCGCCATGCGCTTTAGGGATGATGTGATCAACGGTTTTCGCTTCACGCACCACACCGGCACGCAGACATAACTGACACAGGCCTTTGTCACGCTTCAGCACACGCGCGCGGATAACGTCCCACTTCGAACCATAACCGCGCTGGTGACGGGACTGACCTGGCTTGTATTGCCTCCAGCCTTCGCTTTTGTGGCTTTCACAATAGCCTGACGGATCTGTGGTGGTATGGCGGCAACCGCGAACACGGCAGGCTTTTGGGATTCGTGGCGGCATATGTACTAATCTCCGATTTATCCAAATTTCACTGCCATAATGCCGACATTCTCTGCCATTATTGGCTCCGTTTATCCGTTAAAAGGGATATCAGTTAAGTTATCCCGTGTAGGGTATAAGCCATTGTCGAGACCACTCATTGAATGGTCTCTGCAATAACCGATGTCTTTCCATCAGTCCGCCACCACAAAGAATCTTTTTTGCCATAAGGCAGGAGGTTCATCTTTCAGTGGCTGCCAGTGTTATTTCCCCACTTACTGGCTTGGGTTGCTTCGTGGTACTGCCGTTAACTGGTGGCGCACAGATTTAGTTAAATCTGTTCTCGCATGATCCAGCTTTTACATACCCGGATTGTGGGGATGCAAATCACGGTTTCATTATCAAGCCCACCAGTAGATGGGCTTTGTAATGGCTACTTCGCTTTTGCTTCCGCTCGCTTACGCCGGCGCTCTTCTTTCCTCTCGGCTTTTGCCATGTCCATGAATGCCTGCATGATCGAGTTCCGCATCATGTAGCTAACAAAGTGATGATTGACACAGCCGTTGAGGCGCAGCTGCTCGCCAAACTCATCCACCGAGGCCAATGCTTCCATCATGCCCTTCTCGCCTTTCATGAACTCTGAGAAGTCGCGCCCCGCTCTGGAGGCGCATTCAATAACACGATCACTCATCCCGGAAGCCCGGGGATCGTAATCTGCAGCTGGTTAGCCAGGGAGTTAATCTCAGCGACCAACACTGGCTTCGTATAGCGCCATGCTGCCAGCCCTTGTCCGCAGAAGCTCGCCATGTCTTTCTTCTGGTCAAACTCATGACATTTCATGTTGAGCTGCGCACTTAAGCTGTTGCGATGCTGAAGTTCTCCGGTGAAGTAGTCATCGAGGACTTTATAGGCCGCGTACTTGAACCCGGGGTTTAACCAAGCCGCATAATCGTAAGCAACAAACTTCCCGCCATATGTTCCACCGTGTACACCGCGCTCAGTAAAAACCACAGATTCGTGGTTTTTCTCCAGCTCGGCTAAGAACTCTTTGGTCTGCTTGTTTCGCAGGTAGTGGTAAGGCGATTCAGATTCACTTTTACCACTGGCTTTCCACATATCAGTGAGGCAGATCATTCCTGATTCATCAACACGGATCGGTGTATTAAAAAGCGTGATTGCTTTCATAGCGTCTTTACCTTTTAGAAAGATGAGCCTGTTCGCACAGAAAAGCCGCCCCGAGATGGTCGCCACCATATACGGCAGTTCTCAGGCTCAGCTTTCTGAAAGACTCGGGATTGTTATGCGCTGCGATGCGCGGTTTACTGCGGGCATAAAAAAGCCCGACCGAAGTCAGGCTCTGTTATTTGGGTAACGAATCATTTAAGACACTGCTCTTTGATGTAGTCCTGCATGCCGCGAATCATCTTGTCAGCGGTTGCGATTCCGTCCCGGTGATCGAAATAATTCCGTCGAGCGTCTGGAGTAAGTTCGGGGGCTCCTGCATCATCCACGCCGGTGGAGGAGCTGGCTTTTGGCACTCCAGGGCAGGTTGCGGCGATGCGCAGCCGTTTAGCGCCAGAATCGACATCCCGACGCAAATCGTTAATGGTTTTTTTCGCATCGGACAATTCCTTCGTGTATTTGGCATCGAGCGCAGCGACGTCTCTCTGGCGGGTCTGCATGTCAGCGATGATGGATGTGGCTTTATCGCGCTGCTCTTTGTAGGAGATGGCGTTATCACGGTAATGATTAACAGCCCATGACAGGCAGACGATGATGCAGATAACCAGAGCGGAGATAATCGCGGTGACCCTGCTCATACCTCAATCTCTCTGACCGTTCCGCCTGCTTCTTTGAATTTTGCTATCAGGCTGTCAGCCTTATGCTCGAACTGACCATAACCAGCGCCAGGCAGTGAAGCCCAGATATTGCTGCAACGGTCGATAGCCTGACGAATATCACCGCGATCAATCATCGGTAAAGCGCCACGCTCTTTAATCTGCTGCAGAGCTACAGCGTCCTGGCTTTCTGGAGAAAAATCTTTCAGGCCAAGCTGTTTACGGTAAGCATCCCACCAACGGGAAAGAAGCTGGTAGCGTCCGGCGGCTGTTGATTTGAGTTTGGGGTTTAGCGTGACAAGTTTGCGAGGGTGATCGGAGTAATCAGTGAATAGCTCTCCGCCAACAATGACGTCATAACCATGATTTCTGGTTTTCTGACGTCCGTTATCAGTTCCCTCTGACCATGCCAGCATATCGAGGAACGCCTTACGTTGATTATTGATTCCCACCATCTTCTACTCCGGCTTTTTTAGCAGCGAAGCGTTTGATAAGCGAACCAATCGAGTCAGTACCGATGTAGCCGATGAACACGCTCGTTATATAAGCGAGATTGCTACTTAGTCCGGCGAGGTCGAGAAGATCACGAATGAACCAGGCGATAATGGCGCACATCGTTGCGTCGATTACTGTTTTTGTAAACGCACCGCCATTATATCTGCCGCGAAGGTACGCCATTGCAAACGCAAGGATTGCCCCGATGCCTTGTTCCTTTGCCGCGAGAATGGCGGCTAACAGGTCATTTTTTTCTGGCATCTTCATGTCTTACCCCCCAATAAGGGGATTTGCTCTATTTAATTAGGAATAAGGTCGATTACTGATAGAACAAATCCAGGCTACTGTGTTTAGTAATCAGATTTGTTCGTGACCGATATGCACGGGCAAAACGGCAGGAGGTTGTTAGCGCGACCTCCTGCCACCCACTTTCACGAAGGTCATGTGTAGAAGGCCGCAGCGTAACTATCACTGATGAATTCAGGATAGCCAGTGGCTACGGCTCAGTTATGGTGCTGGTTAACGGACTTGAACCGCTACCCATTCGCTTACAAGGCGACTGCTCTACCATTGGAGCTAAACCAGCATGTTTGGCGGGACAGCGTGGACTCGAACCACGATAAGAAGGTTAACAGCCTTCCGTAATGACCTTTATACGACTGACCCAAATAAAAAAAGCCACCGTTGCAACTTAAGAGTCACTAACGGCAGCTTACATCTTTAAACGGTATGATATTTCATTCTGGCTGCCTCAAAAGCCGCAGCGGCAAGTTCGGCAGTGCCATGGTATCCAAGGTTAATACACTTTCCAGACGCATTAATTCTTGCTCTCCATTTCCCGTACTTAGCATCCCAAGACACGCCACGGTATCCAGATTTATTATTCTTCTGAATTTTCCTGTTTTGCATATTTTCGGAATGAGTGACAAGACGAAGATTTGATATCCGGTTATCTGTTCTTACCCTGTTGATGTGATCAATAAAACCATCGGGCATGGTGCCATAAACAATCAACCATGCCAGTCTGTGAGCAGGGTATGCTTTACCATTAATCATAATCATTAAATACCCATCAGAATTTATTGATGAGCATTTCTTGAAAGCAAAACGAGAGTTCCATGTCAAAGTGGTCCTCTCTCTCCCCTGCCTCCATCTCCAGTGAAAGTCGCCTGATGATGGATTGTAATCAACAACAGAAAGCACCATTTCTGGCGTTAATTTTATTTCTTTCATCGCTTTACCTTAGGGATAGAGCCTGTTCGCGTAGATATGACAGCCAAGAGCGGAGCGATGTTTCCACCACCATATCTCAGGCCCATATCACTAAGACTCTTGTTTTGATTGCACGCGAATGCAAAAAAGCCCACAGGAGGTGGGCTTGTGATGGTTGCTGAATGCAAAAGCAGCAGCATATGTGAATATTATGGCTAAATGGCTAATTGCATGTCAAGGCTTTTAACGGCAACATGCTTAACTTTCTCAACACGTTTACGCATTTTGAAAGCATTTTGCATTGGCTGGTATAAAACAAATAATGACGCTTTCAGGATGTCGTCAATTTCGTTTCTACAGGTTGCCAGTGAAGGTTTTCTCCATCCCTCGCCACCACGTCCACACATCTTGCGTGGCTTTGCAGTCGCGTGATAGTAGGATGCAATTGCTCGCTTAGATGAACCATGAGCGTAGTAGCTGAGGAGGATGCCAAAGGCTTTCTTGTCAATGTACATGACGGAATCGACGACCTGAGAAATCAACATTCCATCATCATCATTGCACATTGGCCTTGTCATAACTCTTCCCGGCTCTACGCTCTCCATGAACTTCGCTATTACGCTGCTCATGCGCTTTTCCAGACGACCTGAATAAACCCATGCGCCCCACAGTTCAAGCCAGCCATTCAGCCACTCGTGCTGCTCTTTGGTGAGGTTTAGTTCTCTTATGCCCACGCGCCTTCTCCCTGTACCTGAATCAATGTGAGGTTTCCGCAGAACACTGCGCCGGTATCGATATACATCTGGTTGGCAAAATTGAGTGGTTTCACTGCTGGCGTATGACCAAAGATGAACATGTCCGCGCCTTTGATTTCTTTCACGATCCCGTCTTGTGAGTTGCTGATTCGTTCGCGGTTCCAGATTACCTGCTGATGATCAACTGGCTTTCCAAACTCGTATTCGTCACAAGGATAATCTGCGTGGCAGATGACATATTTTTTATCTTTGCTCACCAGTTCGATGATTAACGGAAGTTCTTCTGCTTTATGGGCAAGAGCTTTAGCCAGAATTTCTTTGTCGTAATCGAGATTAAAGAACCAGCCACCGCCATTAAACAGCCAGTGATTGACGTTTCCGCGCTCTGATAAGCCATCAATCATCATTTGCTCATGGTTTCCACGTACAACTCGGAACCAGGGGAATGTGATTAATTCCAGACATTCGACGTTCTCTGTACCGCGATCGACCAAATCGCCAACCGAGATAAGCAGGTCTTTTTTGGTGTCGAATCCTATCGTCTCCAGTTTTTTCATCAGGTTCGTGTAGCATCCGTGCAGATCGCCAACTACCCAAATATTTCGGTATTTGCTGCCATCAATTCTTTCGTAATAGCGCATCTCTTTCACTCCATCCGCGATGAACCATGAGAACGTCGTTAACGATGGCGTGCATTTTCCCGTCTTTATCATCAACGTATTTTCTGACCGTGCCGCGACTACATTTCAGTCTGCGTGCTACTTCTGTCTGGTTTCCGTATGCTTCAACGAGCATGTCTGGAATGGTTTTTACTGAGAACGTCATGCGGCCTCACTTCTGCTATTTCGCAGGTCTTTGAGTTTCTGTTGGTACTCTGCCTTGATCGCCTTGCACTCTTCGATAGTCCAGCGATGGCGGTTATGGTTTGATTCGATTTCGTCTACTGCTTCCTGCCCGATGCGGATAATCAGTTCGACGCGATACGGAACGAGATTTCCACTTTTGTGCTGGTTGCACACCACGCATTGCTTGTGAATATTGCGTTCATCAAATCGGAGTTGAGGTGCCGCAGCAGTTGTCCGGTAATGTCCGGCATCCCACTGAGCAGACGTGAGCGTTCCGCACGAGATACATGGTAAGTCGCGGTCTCTTTCTCTGATGAAGGCGTTTACGGCTTGTTGGGCTTGTTTAATCCAGTAACTGCGGGGCTTTAAGGCGAGTTTTCGAATCTTCAGTTTATCTTTCTGTTTCTGCTCCTCTCGTCGTCGTTTCTTCTCTGCTGCTTTTTCCGCTTTTTTTCGCTGTTTACTTTGTAGTTTGAGTGCTAACTGAGTTCCGTGTTCCGGGCAGCACCACCACTGATTTGAGAATGCCGGGTGAAACCATTCCTTGCATATTTTGCATTTCCTTCGCGCTGGTTTAGCCATCGTCTTCTTCCTCGTACATTGAGCTATTCGGATCGCTCATCAGTTCTGCGCAGCAGTGCTCACACACGTGAACTTCCAGCACATGCAGCTTTTGACCGCAGTTAGCGCACGTTAAAGCCCGCTCGACGCTTTGTTGTTCGTAACTTCGATTTGGGTCAATCACCTTGTTTTCCTCGCACGTTCTCTAAGCCACCGGATATCCCACAGGTGAGCCGTATAATTGAAGGTTTTTACATCAGATTCTTTTGGGATTGGCTTGCGTTTATTTCTGGAGCGTTTCGTTGGAAGGTATTTGCAATTTTCGCAGATGATGTCGGTGATATTTCGTCGCTGTCGTCTCATGCCGCCCTCCTGACGCCCTGCCCGATCGCCATCAATGCCGCTTTGGATACGGTAGTAAACATCCGTCGAGGACTGATGAACGGTCGCCAAATCAGCAGCATGGAGCCTTTGCTGTTTCCCTTCTTCTCCAGCCCTGTCGATGGTTCGATAAAATTAATCCGTCCATCAGTGATAATACGAACTTCGTCAACACTCTCCAGAGCCTTGCTGAACCATCCGACTGACATATCCTCTGGCACAAGCATCACTACCGTCTGTCGCTGTTGTATGCACTGCTCAGCGGCTTTTTCCACCCACGGCCTGATATTGCTGTACGGTGGGTTATTCCAGATTGCCCCGTGGCTTATCCACTCAGAATTTAGCGCGTCGTCGGCCTCAGTTAACCAGTGAGCGCACAGAGCATTTTTGTCGCTCGCTGCCGAATCCAGCCAGAATCCAAACTCAATATCCAGTGCATCAAAAAGCCAAAGCGGCGTTTGCCAGCAGTCCTTGTCGTGTGCTGGCGTATTTGATTTGATAGTCATGCAGCCCGATCTCCCCATCGCGCTTTCCATTCGAGAGCTAGTCGCGCTTCGTCTGACCACTTAACGCCACGTTCTGTACCGAATGCCTGTATAAGCTCTAATAGCTCCGCAAATTCGCTTACACGCATCCTGCTGGTTGACTGGCCTATTACCACAAAGCCATTCCCGGTAAGGTTAGGAACAACGTCCTGCTGCTTTAATGCTGCGGTAAACACACACTTCCAGCTTTCTGCATCCAGCCAGCGACCATGCCATTCAACCTGACGCGAGACGTCACCTAAGCAGGCCCATAGCTTTCTGTTTTGGTCTAAGCTGCGGTTGCGTTCCTGAATGGTTACTACGATTGGCTTGGTTGGGTCTGGAAGGATTTGCTGTACTGCGTGAATAGCGTTTTGCTGATGTGCTGGAGATCGAATTTCAAAGGTTAGTTTTTTCATGACTCCCCTCTCTAACAGATTTCAGGTTATTCCACTCCGTTACCGCACTGCGATAATTCGCGGCCGCCACAGCGGCATGGTTAGCGCAGTAGATTTGGCACCCGTTCTCCATGTCGAATATTGTCGGTGATTTTCCGCATTTACATTTTTTGGCATGCGGTGCGTCTGAACACATTCCGTTAACGGTGTCCATCAGAAGCCCCCTCGTTCTTAATCCAATAAAAAAGGGCTACTGTGTAAATAGCCCCTGTTATTATCTCAGTGATGTAGATGTCATCAGAATCCTCCTTTCTTCTTGGACTGCGGTTCCTCGCGTTCACGGCGGCGCATTTCAGCGGACTGTTGGTCTGTGTCATAAATAGCGCCATTTGCCTGAATGCAATACACCGTGCCGGTATTGCCATGACGATTGAGACGAAGGATTAGTTCAGTTTCACCAGGTGGAACACTGTCATCAAAAGCGCCTTCACGATGGATCCCGACCCAATAATCGCAATCCTGTTCAATCTGCCCTGTATCTCGTGAGTCACTTGGTAATGGGCGTTTATTGGTTCGGCTTTCCAGTGCGCGGTTAAGCTGCGTCAGAAGCACAACAACGCAATCAAGCTCTTTGGCAAGGTTCTTCAGTCCTTTGGTGATCATGCCGTAAGCAAGGTCGTTGCGATCGGCCTTCTCAGCGGTCATTAGTGTCAGGTAATCGACCAGAATCATGCCAACGCATCCTTTTTCTCGTTTGATTCGACGGCTTTCGCTGACGATTTGAGCCAGAGATAATCCCGGCGTGTCGTCGATGTAAAGCAGGTCGATTTCACTCAAGCGATTGGCTGTTTCGATCGCCCTGTTGAAGTCACCATCGTAATCACCCTGATAGCCGTCATCAGCGTCATTTGTCGCCGGAAGGTAAAAAATACTCGGGTTAACACCAGACTTCTGCCCTACCAGTTTTTCCAGTATCTGATCACCTGGCATTTCAAGGCTGAACATCAAAGCGGGCTTTTTCTCATGCACTGCGCAATTGATTGCTATCTGGCTGTATAGCGTCGTTTTCCCCATCTTAGGGCGAGCGCCAATGACAAACAGAGAGCCTTTCACCAGACCTTTCGGTGACAGCATCCTGTCCAGCGATGGGATCCCTGTGCTCATTCCCCGTTGTTCGCCTGATGGGTCAAATCGCTTCTCAAGGTCACTAACCCAGTCTTCCATGACCTCACCAAATGAGCGAAGGCCGCGACGCGATCCGGTTTTTGCATGATCTGTCAGTTGCGTGAAAATCGCCTGAATAGCTTCGTACTTCTGCGTTGCAGTCATTCCGTTGCGGGAATAGAGCAATTCCGTCGCTTCAGTCATGCGGTTGATGGCATAGCGTTCCATTGCGGTTTCGCGAACCTGCATTGCATAGGCAACGATGTTTGCGGCGCTCGGCGTGTTCTTTGCGATCTCAGCGATATAAGCAAAACCGCCAACAGACGCCGTTAACGATTTACGCTCCAGTTCATCGAAAAGCGTCAGGCCATCTACTGGCTTTTGCTCCCGGTGCATTCTGGTTATTTCTTCGAAAAGGATTTTGTGTGGTCGGCTGTAAAATGAATCGGGCTTCAGCATCGCCAGAACTTTCTGGACGCGCTCACTGCTGTCATCATCCAGAAGCAATCCACCAATCACCGCCTGCTCTGCCTCGATGCTATGGGGCGGCGCATAAAAATTATCGGTCATCGTGTTCACCCTCACGAACTTTCAGGTAGGTATTGTCGTTAAGCAGGAAATCAAATCCCTTTTTGTGCCAGACGGTTCCGCGTTGATGGTTTGGACGCTCTTCGAACATCCATCGGCAATTTTCGCCTACGTAGCTCAAATAATTTCTCCAGTCCTGCATCGTGAACCCATGCCCGTCAAGCTGGCGGGTTATCACTCCGGCTTTGCGCCAGAACGTTCGGATCTGGTTTTTACGCTTGTCATTCAGTGCGCGGATTTTTGGCGCTTCAGGAAGGATTTCGTGGTAAGCATCGACAACATCCTGACAGCTAACGGAAGGTTTTTTCTTGTCAGACTTTTTGTCTGCTGCGGTACTCTCTAATACGTCAGTATTAGAGATAATATTATTATATTCTTTATCTGTGGTAATTTGCTGGTAATCTGCTGGTACAGTATTGCTTGCAGGCATTGGTATTGCTGGCTTTGAGGTGGTAATTTGCTGGTAATCTGCTGGTACAAAATTTGACTGATAATCGTCATATTTCTCTACCGAGAAAACTGAGAATTTACCGTGTGAAACCCAGTCAATCATGCCGAGTTTTTTGAACTTTCTAAGCAGGTACTGAACGCGATCTGGTTTGAGTCCTGTTTCAAACGCCAGAGAGTTTCTACCGCCAAGTAGCTTCCCTCTGCCTACCAGAATTTCTCCTGCGTCAGTCATTACATACTCAGGCGTATGCTTTGCTTTGAGGATTAAGTGAACCCACAGATGCGCAGCTTCTGCGTCCTTGTAAAACGGCACATCCATAATTTTACGGTGCAGCAAGGCATACCCCTTACCGCTGCTTTGATGCGGTTGTTGTAGCCTTCTGGCCTCTCTGGCTTCGGCTAGATTAGATATGTTACTCATGACCTTTCTCCTTCTGCATCAGCTTCACTTTTTCCAACTCAGCCCGGAATCGACCAGGCTGCTTGAAGCTGGACAGGAAGCGATCACGTAGTATGTGTTTGTGAATTTTGTCCTGGTAAGGACTGAGTTGTTTTGTCATAATTACTCCTGTGGATTGATCCAGTAATGACCTCAGAATTCCATCTGGATTTGTTCAGAACGCTCGGTTGCCACCGGGCGTTTTTTATTGGTGATTTCATCAAGCGCATACTTAAAAGCCCTGCTAATCGGACTGATGTCTGATGCCATTCCAAAAGCACACAAGACCGAAGCAATAAATCTCCAGTCCGTTCTGCTTATCTTCGATTCATGACAGCCAATCATCTTTGCCAGACCGCGCTGTGTAAGCGTTGACAGGTTGATGAGTAAATCAGTTTCAGCGCGATCAATTTCTCGCTGTGTTGGCTTGCTGTAACTTGCTTGTGTCATTTGTTAATTTTCCTATATTGATATTGAGTTATAGCGGCGCACCCAATGGATTTGCCGCTGATGTTTGCTCACCCGGTTAGAGGTGAAAGGCCATGACTGTTAAAGAGCGGGTACTGCTTAGGCGGCTTTGTTACTGGATGGAGGGAAAACATCATCCAAAGAACATTGGCACCCTAACTTCCTGAGGCCTTCTACGATCATTCGGCAATCGTTAAGGCCAGGAGTACGGATATTCAGCTCATAGTTGGCGATGCGGGATTGCCCCCAACCAATTGCCGAAGCTAGTACAGCTTGCGAAACTCCGATTTTTTTTCGCTGTTGGGCAATTTTGTTCATTGCGGTCTCCCTAGCATTAATCACACACCCATTACACACAATTTGTGATTAACAGTCAACCTCAATTCGTGTACAGAGTTCAATCACGTTGCGTGTTACATTTAAGGAATGAAAACGATGCATGAAATTATCGGGGAAAGGATCAAGTCCCTTAGAGAAGCTAAAGGACTTAGCCAGGCTCAATTGGCCAAGCTTTGCGGCTGGGCTGCGCCTTCACGCCTGGGGAACTACGAGTTAGGAACAAGAAAGGTTAGCGCGGATGACGCGCTGGTTCTTGGGGCGGCACTCGGCGTATCTCCGGCAAAAATAATGTTTGGCGAGGATTCAGACGCCGTATTTCGCCAATATGAATACCCGTTATTTTCTTCAGTGCAGGCCGGGCCATTTTCGGAGGTGGGAAGCTACACAGCCAGCGATGCAAAGGCATGGGTACCAACGACCACAAAAGCCAGCGAAAAAGCTTTCTGGCTTGAGGTGAAGGGGCATTCAATGACGGCGCCTCAGGGGGTTCGTCCAAGTTTTCCGGAAGGCATGCTGATACTCGTTGATCCGGCTGAGCCGGTAGAGTCTGGGGATTTCTGCGTGGCTTCTGCAAATGGTGATTCAGAGGCAACGTTCAAGAAGTATGAGAAGGATGCAGGGGTTAGTTACCTGGTACCTTTAAACCCGGCATATAGAACCCTGGATTGCGACCATAGCTGCCGCATCATAGGCAAGGTAGTTAAGGCGCAGTGGCCAGAAGAGACGTTTGGGTGATAGGAATGGATGTTAAGGATTAAGAATGTCAGCGATTGATCAACCTGCGCAATATGTTATCAAGTCAGAAGACGACTTTGTATCTTTTGTAACAGAAATGCTCGGAAGGAAGGATATCGACTCAAGCGACTTCACATTCCCTAACGTAGTTTTCAGTGGATGGCCAAAGATCAATATTAATGTAAAAGGCGATCCAAATAGATATAATTCTTCATTGACTGCATCAATGCTTTTTGGTATGGCAGAGCTTACGCATGAAATACAAAAAGCATTTACGGTAGTCAGTCACAGCACTCATAATCGGCAGAAGCTAAAAGATGCAGAGAAAGGTTTGCTGGATATTGTCTACCGAATAAGCGAAGGCTCAAGCCAAGCGGATGGTGACTCAGATCCGATTGTAAACGGAGTGGTGACAGTGTTTACTCAAGCGATAGGCAAAATGACAGGAAGGCAAGCACTATGCGCCGTCGCCGCTATCGTCTTAGCTGCCAGCACGGTAGGCTATAAGTGGATCAATGAGTACTACGAAACACAGCGACATGACCAAGATTCTCAGGTGCAATTGGTGGAAAAAAGCACCAAAGCGGTAAACGAAGCACAAGACAATGTGCTCAAGTTGTTGATTAGCGGTCAAACAAACATTAGCAGAGAGGTTCTGGCTCACGGCGAGGATGGTAAAAGCAAGTTGCTTAAAAAGCTTGCTCAAGACTCGTCAGTTGAGAGGGTAACAATTGGTCAGAGAGTGGTAAATAGAGAACAGTTGAATACCTTAAACCAAAGACAATCAATTGATCGAAAAAAGGAAACTAGAAGAGATAACTTTTATGTCACGGGCGTTCGTCGCTCGGGAGAAACAAATCAGGACATAAATATTGACGTCATAAGGGTTTCAAATGGTGAATCTTTCACCATAAAAACCTCAGCCGACATAACATCTACTGATGAGCTTCTTGAGTTTTTGAATGCTGTAGCCAAAGAATCAACTGTTGAAATTTCATACCTAGAGGTTGTAGAAAATGGGCACATTTCAACAGGGCAATTGATAAATATATTCCCCAGCGAACCAGAGTGATGCACTCCAAACCCGGCCTCAGCGCCGGGTTTTTTATTGCCCGCCGATCACTATCAGGACAGCACCTGCCCGCCGGTCCAAACTATTGATTAAATTACTATAATTCTTAATACAACTCCCATATCCCGCCATCTCGCCACCCCCCCCTTCGCTCGTTTTTCGAACTTTTCAGCACCCATCCTGCTGTTGCCACCGACTTAAGTAAGCAAAACCATCGCGGGTAAAACTATTTACACAAAAAAATCATACACATAACGTGTCACACCTTTATTTTACACATTTTGTGATTGACCATTAAATCACAATATGTGACTATCATTTCCATCAGCAGGACGCTGGAAGCCAAACGGAACAGATTGGCAGGCTCTTTAACATCGACGGACTCTCAACCTAACCGTTGAGACCAGAACTTGAGTGGTTTTGGGGATGGCGCGAATTGCAGCTGCAAGACAGCGATCGAGAAGATAAGCACCTCGACGCGTCATGCGCCAAAGCCACTTAAAGGAGACCATCATGGTAACCATTGTCTGGAAAGAATCCAAAGGTACGGCAAAAAGCCGCTACAAAGCTCGCAGAGCAGAACTTATTGCCGAGCGACGCAGTAATGAAGCACTGGCGCGAAAAATTGCGCTAAAGCTCTCTGGTTGCGTCAGGGCAGATAAAGCAGCATCACTCGGAAGCCTTTGCTGCAAGAAGAAAGAAGAAGTCTTTCGAAAAAATAGAAGTATTTATTACAAGGATTCAAACCCATTAGGAAACAAAATACATGCAGTCCAAAAAGTAAAATTGTACGGTAAACTACCGTACGGTGCTTATTGAGTATGCTTATGGTGAAAAAGACTATTTATGTTAATCCTGACCGCGGACAAAACAGAAAAGTATCTGATAGAGGCCTTACATCTCGAGACAGGAGGAGAATAGCGAGATGGGAAAAGAGAATGGCATATGCATTAGAAAACGGTGTAACACCTGGATTTAATGCTATAGATGACGGTCCGGAATATAAGATTAATGAAGACCCAATGGACAAAGTTGACAAAGCATTAGCAACACCATTTCCTCGCGATGTCGAAAAAATTGAAGATGAAAAATATGAGGATGTAATGCACAGAGTTGTTAATCACGCTCACCAACGAAACCCAAACAAAAAGTGGTCATAACCAGCTCAGGCGGATTTCATTTTCACGCAAACAACAGAATAAACACTGCACTGTGTATTCATTCCGACGAGTGAATACACGGAGCAATGTCGCTCGTAACTAAACAGGAGCCGACTTGTTCTGATTATTGGAAATCTTCTTGGCCCTCCAGTGTGAGGGCGATTTTTTATCTGTGAGGATATGAACAGATGTCAAACATCAAAAAATACATCATTGATTACGACTGGAAAGCATCAATAGAAATTGAAATCGACCATGACGTAATGACAGAGGAAAAACTTCACCAGATTAATAATTTCTGGTCAGACTCTGAATACCGACTCAATAAACACGGCTCTGTATTAAATGCTGTATTAATCATGCTGGCGCAACATGCTTTGCTTATAGCAATTTCAAGCGACTTAAATGCATATGGTGTTGTGTGTGAGTTCGACTGGAATGATGGAAATGGTCAGGAAGGATGGCCTCCAATGGATGGTAGCGAAGGAATAAGAATTACCGATATCGACACATCTGGAATATTTGATTCAGATGATATGACTATCAAAGCCGCCTGAGCGCGGCTTTACCGCATACCAATAATGCTTCACGAGAGGCATTTTCGTTATGCAATCAAATATAAGGAGTTACCCATGATGCACTTTCAGCTCGCGGGTAGCGGCGTCATGTCCGCTTTCTACCCGCACGAATCTGAATTATCACGCCGAGTTAAACAATTAATCAGAGCAGCAAAGAAACAACTGGAGGCGTTATGCGCAATGAAATAGCCATTAATCACCAGATGCTTCGTGCTGCACAGAACAAAGCAGTAATAGCCCGATTTATTGGTGATTCAAAAATGTGGCTTGAAGCAAATAAAGCGATGAAATCAGCTATCAACCTTCCGTGGTATCGCAGGAAATGAGTTTTACAGATAACTGGTCAGACGAAGAATTCATTCGTCAGATGAAAGATTTAATCGGTAACGAAGGAGATATTCATGTCACTTGCAACCACAGTGAAGGAGAGCAAGTTACAGAGACGCATGTACACGCAGCAGGCGTTAATGTATCGCCAGAAGGGAGATCGTGAAGGTGTTCGCGTATTTTTAAATGCGGCAAAGACTGAAGTATTAAATCAGCGTTATTTACTTGGGCCGTGTCCATTCTGAGGTGAATTATGGATTTGAACAAATTCGATGAGCCATTCAGCCCTGAAGATATCGAATGGCGAATACAGCAAAGCGGTAAAACACGCGATGGCAAGGTGTGGGCCATGGTGCTGGCTTATGTCACGAACCGGGCAATCATGAAACGCCTGGACGATGTTTGCGGCAAAGCAGGATGGCGCAATGAATACCGCGATATTCCCAACAACGGCGGAGTTGAATGCGGCATATCAATCAAGATTGATTCCGAATGGGTAACCAAATGGGATGCTGCTGAAAACACGCAGGTAGAAGCCGTCAAAGGCGGTCGTTCCGGTGCAATGAAGCGCGCTGCCGTTCAGTGGGGAATCGGTCGGTATCTGTATAACCTTGAGGAAGGTTTTGCACAAACATCTCTCGATAAAAAGCAGGGATGGCACAGGGCAAAACTGAAGGATGGAACAGGATTTTACTGGCTCCCTCCATCGCTGCCGGGATGGGCAATCCCAGCATCAGATAACAAACCATCACCAGAAAATACCAACCAGAAATCTCCATCGGTTGACTGCGAACAAATCCTGAAAGACTTCAGCGATTATGCGTCAACAGAAACTGACAAGAAAAAACTCATCGAGCGTTATCAGCGTGACTGGCAATTAATGGCTGGCAACGAGGAGGCGCAGGCTAAATGCGTTCAGGTAATGAACATCAGAGTTAACGAACTAAAACAGGCGGCATAAATGTCTCACTTGGACGGAATTATTAAAAGATTCGAGTCCAGCTACAAAGTTAATGAAACAACAGGTTGCTGGGAGTCTACCTATTCAAAAAACAAAGGAGGATACACAAAATTTGTAGCCTTTGGCGTAACAATGCTTTCTCATCGGGTTGCTTTTGAGCTTTATCACTCCCCCATTCCATCTGGGAAGATGGTTTGCCACAAATGCGATAACCCATGCTGCGTTAATCCTGAACATCTCTTTTTAGGTAGCGCGCAAGAAAACATGGACGACAAGATAGCAAAAGGAAGGCATCGTGGAGCCAAGAAAGGTCATGCTCATCATGGTGCAAAATTAACAGAGTGGCAGGTTATAGAAATTAGGAAAAGACTCTCTGAAAAAGAGAGTCAGTACAAGATAGCAAAAGACATGGGTGTATCTCAATCAATTATAAGCAACATAAAAACTGGCAAGAGGTGGAGCAAATGAGTTCTCGCGGGATAAATAAGGTGATTATCCTTGGTCGGGTAGGACAAGACCCGGAAGTTCGATACTCACCATCAGGAACAGCGTTCGCTAACCTGACAATAGCCACGTCAGAACAATGGCGAGATAAAAATACTGGCGAGCAAAAGGAATTGACTGAATGGCATCGTGTTGCTGTATCCGGGAAACTGGCTGAGGTCGTGGGGCAGTATGTGAAAAAAGGTGATCAGATTTATTTCGAGGGAATGCTGAGAACCAGAAAGTGGAAAGACCAGTCAGGGCAAGACCGTTACACAACCGAGGTTCATGTCGGAATTAATGGCGTGATGCAAATGCTTGGCGGCATTGGCGACAGTAAACAACAAGCAGCCAGCAGGCAATCACAGAAGCCACAGCAGCAATCATCACCAGCACAACACAACGAACCTCCGATGGATTTTGACGACGATATACCCTTTGCACCAGTAACTCTCCCCTTCCCTCGTCACGCTATTCACGCAATTTAATCAGGAGAAAATCATGCCAGCGCCTCAGTATGGTGCGGATGACCCGCGCCGCTGTTCCGGCAATTCCGTATCGGAGGTGCTGGATAAATTCAGGAAAAACTACGACCGGATAATGTCGCTACCGCAGGAAACGAAAGAGGAAAAGGAATTTCGCCATTGTATATGGCTTGCAGAGAAAGAAGAACGCGAGCGAATTTACCAGACATCAATCCGACCATTCCGCAAAGCCACATATACCCACTTCCCTGAATATATCGACCCTCGCCTGCGTAATTACCGCTCACGCTATGGCGCTATCAGTAATGACTGAGGAATTTACTATGAGAGGACTTGCATACAATCCCGGCATTCTTCCGGCAGAAATGATTATTCGCCAACGCGTAAAGCCAATGCCATCGAGAGAGGAATTGCTTAAGAGAAATTCTTTTCCATCAGTGAATCAAAACAAATATCTGAATGCGATGTGGCGCAAAGGAGGCAGCCAGTGACTAACCGTTTTTACATGATGTGCTCGCGTGAAACTGTGGGCAATAACGCTTCATTCCATTGCCATAACGGCAATGGTTACAGTTCTGATATCGATCGCGCTCATGTTTACACGCTGGAAGAAGCCCAAAAAGCCTGGAATTGTGGGCGAGATATCGATCAGCCTGTTTGCGCTGATAGCGTGGATGCAATGGCAGTGTGGCACGTTGATTGCCAGTACATCCCTACAGAAAGCCTGATTGAGTCAGATTGCACTGCGTATGTGGCCTACAAAAAAGGTAGCTGGAACGGCAACGATGTTTACTGGCTTCAACACGGTGGATTGCCAACAGATGACTTCAGTAAAGCGACCATCTTTAGCGTCGCCAACAAAAACGAACCAGGAATAGTTTGGTTGCCATTTTCCATTGCTGATGCAGCAAAGCGCAGGACGTTCAATATCAATAACTTTAACCGCAGAACAATGGTTCAGGGCGCAGGTTTGGTCATGCCTGACTGGTTGAAAGAGCAGAACAGAAGAAAGAAGTCGCGAAGCGGGAAGGTGCGTTGGAATTGTCCGCATTGCGGAAAAATCTCCTGGCAGTACAGCCCATATGATTTTGAAGGCTGTAGTGATTACAACTGTGAAGGATGGCGAGAATGACAATTGACTATCAGGCACTGCGTGATGCGGCAGAAGCAATAAAAATAGCAGCCACACCACAAAAATTGCTGGCATTTCGTATGAAGGTCACACCTCAGGTTGTGCTGGCACTACTGGATGAACGGGAAAGGAACCAGCAATACATCAAATCCCGCGACCAGGAGAACGAGGAAATTGCGCTAACGGTAGGGAAGCTGCGCGTTGAGCGGGAGGCAGCAAAAAAACGCATAGCAGAACTGGAAGCCGAACCTGTAAGCCAAACTTACAAGTTGCCTTCCCTGCCATCCAGCGAAGTAAACGACGCGGCATGGAAATTACACAACATGCTGACTGAACACGGCCCGCTAAATGGGCGTCAGTTCAGCAATCTGAAAGGTTGCTTCTATGAGGCATTAAAGGTCGCAATGCGCAACTATCCGGTAACTCCGGATAGTTGGATAAGCTGTAGTGAGCGAATGCCGAACGATAAACAGTATGTTTGGTGTTGGGGTAAGTCTTACGGCTGGACTGAGTGCGATACCTTCGAAGGGTATTACGATTGGTCGAGAAACAAATGGTGGGCAGTTACTGACAATGGGGAAGAACCGGCATCGAAAGTAACCCACTGGATGCCGCTACCGGAGCCGCCGCAGGAGGTTAACCGTGGCTAACCTGCAACTTGCCGTCAAAGGTGAATAACAATCCTCGCACTCGCGGGGATTTCTTTTATCTGAACTCGCTACGGCGAGTTTTGTTTTATGGAGATGATAAATGCACTTCCGAGTCACAAGTGAATGGAATGGAGAACCATTCAACAGAGTTATCGAAGCAGGGGACATCAACGACTGCTATGCCCACTGGATGCTGTGGGCGCAGATAGCACATGCAGACGTAACCAACATTCGAATTGAAGAACTGAAAGAACACCAAGCCGCCTGATGGCGGTTTTTTATTGCCTGATTTGCAGGTTCGATTCCCTATTCGGAGATAGCACTCATGCAACACGAACTACAGCCTGATTCACTGGTTGATTTGAAATTCATCATGGCCGATACTGGCTTCGGTAAAACCTTCATCTACGACCGGATTAAGTCCGGCGACCTGCCAAAAGCCAAAGTTATCCACGGACGAGCAAGATGGTTATATCGTGACCATTGTGAATTCAAAAATAAGCTCTTAAGCCGCGCTAATGGGTAA